TCTCTTTGACTTCGTATGACTTCATACTTCTAAAGATTTCACGTCTATCTATATCACGCTTACTTATACCTATCTCACCTTGCGATCTAATAAAGCTAAGCACCTGTTTGATCTTGCCTTCTGTTTCAGATCCAGCTACCTTGTCTTCACAATTATCTACAAGCAGTTGGTCATAGTAGTAAACATAATCAATAGCCCACTTGGTCATGTCGCTTCTGATAACTCTTGTCTTTGGATTGTCAGCCAATGCACATATCAAAGCTAAACGCATGGCCTTTTCTCTAGTTCTTGATAGTAATACTTCTAAGCCATCTTTCTCTAAAGCGTCTTGTTCTTCTATAAGTTTGTATGCAAGCTTGGTTAGTAACTCTTTACTCTCATCATCAAAGACCAAGATACGTTGCTTGAAGTCCATCTCTGAGTTGTTCTTGGCAAGCTCTTCCATTTCATTCTTAGTTTCTCGCATCTTCCTAACCCATTCACATATCTCATAAGATGGTTCTATAAACGGCACCATTCTGCCTACAACTCTAGGTAGCTTAGACTCAACTACAATAAATCTATTTAAAAAACCGTCTACAATTCTACCTGTAGATAAAGCGCCGTAAAAATTCTTAGGCACACTCATACCCATAAGTGTTATAGCTGGCTTGATGGTAGATCTATCCATAGCCTCTTCTTGTTGTTTGCTAGACATATTCATAAGCGAATAGTTATCAGGTCTAATAGTGCCATGACAACGACCCCAAGACTCCATGAGAACCTGTAGGGCGTCTTCTTTGTTAGAGTTGGATGACTTGGCTATACTCTCTAATCTTTTACCAAACTCGTCCATTACAGTAATATGGGTTGGTCTATGGCGTAGCAGACTATAAACAGCGCCACTTGANGTATAACCATCTCCAGCCATAAGGTCCACATGACCAGAAGCATCTAAGATAGATTCAATAACAGTCTTGGTATTCTCTTTGCCCTGACCTGACTTGGCGATACACATAAAATACAAAGACGAGTAGTTGTTCATATCTGATTTATACATACGACCTGCTGCAACTGAGGCCAAACCTAAAGCTGATTGCAAGCTAAGTGCTGGCTGTGAAATCTGCGCTATGCTTTCAGAGTATTCGTAGATGTCTTTAAGTATGCCTGGTGGTGAGTAGAGGTTCTCTGGCTCTTTGATAACTCTGTTCTTGGACATGTAGGTAGGAGCCGCTTGGTTCTTACGCTCATGGGTTTTCATTATAGAATTTACAGTAGTCGCTATTTCCGTATCAGATAAAGGTGGTTTGTTTGTTCTGTTCCATGACTGTAAAAAGAATTGTGCAAAGTCTACATTCAAGCCTTTGGCTATCAGATATCCTGCTAATCTTGCTGCTGTATCATTACGACTACCTTCTGCTGCTGCCTCTAAAGATAATGGTGTAGCAATGGGTTTGCCATTGATCTTATCTGCACCNGTTACCTTGACCCANTCCTCACGGCTAAAGTCTGGTAAATCTCCTGTGTCATACAACTCCCAACCTGGTATGACCTGTGGTTCATAAATAGCGCCAGTAGCATGAATATTATAGGGGGCTATAATCAGACCACCGACGCCTCTTATATCAATGAGCTTCGCAGGATCGAAATCCGCAGTTCTCCTTGCAACATAAGTCGTGAAATTTTCTGGGTTATTGTAGTAGTAGTGCATACCCTTACCAGTAGCTACCTTTAATGGGGTGACTGGTAAATTATTGGCAGCCCATATAACTGCCTCTGGTGTATCTGCATCTATAACTAAAAACTTTCCAGTTACCAGAGCCACAACTAAATCATTGCGTCCTTTAAACCATCTGTTTATGTCTTCTGTTGTTGGCTGTTCTCTCTTATACTTTTCCCAACTACCTAGTCCTTTTGGTGGGACCTTATTATGGCGTTGTAGCGGAACTACACTAAATCCTGATTCCGCATAAGCAAGCGCTAAGTCCAACGCAGAAGATTCTGCTGTTGCTTTGACATTGAACACTTCTGTTATTCTTCAAATGTAGTTTCAAGTGATCCATAGATAGATTCAAAGTCTAGCTTGCCATCTGCTGCTTTAATTATCTTCTTTGCCTGTTTTATAGATGGCTGACGTTGGCCATATCTCCAGGACTTTGCTGTTGCTTCAGAACATTCAAATAATTTTGATGCTCCAGCATTACCTATATAGGCAATATAATCTCTTAATGATATACGTTTCACTTCTCTCTCCTTGTATTCTGGTTCTAATTTGTTAGCATATAAGACGTCTAAATCTTTTTTACATAACTCTTGGACCCTGTATAAATAATTCACTTTCCACTGATTTTTATCTACTTCGCTCATAGTTGCTTTTTGTAATAAATTTATTTTGAACTAAAAGTATACAGACGAAAATTTGTTCTGTATACTAATATTTTATCTTTTGGAGGATACAATATGAGCGATATTATAAGTCGTATAAAAAGTCCTAGTGATTTAGTAGAATCGCAAGGCGCTAAACTTCTGGTGTACGGAATCTCTGGTGGTGGTAAAACATCTCTATGTCAAACCGTTCCAGGTAAAACTCTTGTCATTAGTATGGAAGCAGGTTTGCTATCTATTAAAGACGCTAAGAATGTAACTGCCATCGAAGTCAAGGAGGCAGCTGAGATAGAAGAGATCGCTGTGTTACTTGAAAGTGGTCAGTTAAATTACGATACTGTGTGTTTAGACAGTGTGACAGAAATGTCAGAGATCGTATTAGCAAACGAGTTAAGAAAAAATAAGGACCCAAGAAAAGCATACGGAGAAGTCATACAAATAATGACTAAGACTATGCGTAGATTTAGGGACCTACCTATTCACGTTGTATTTATTGCTAAACAGCAAGAGATACGTGACGAAGCTACTGGTAAAATACATTATCAACCAATGATGGTTGGTACTAAACTACCTACACAAATTCCTTATTTCTTTGATGAAGTCTTATGTTTAAGAACATTTGATGTTGAAGATGATAAGGGAAAAAAGTCAACCGAACGGTGGTTGCAAACAGCTCTTGGCGCTAATTATATCGCTAAAGATAGGAGCGGTAAGTTAGATGTTTTTGAGACAACTGATCTATCGTATATTATTAATAAGTTAGGATTTAAAGGAGAAGTATAATGAATGACTTTGATGGAATAGATTTCACTAATGTGGAATCAGAAATAGAGGCTTCTAAGCCTTATATACCGAAAGGTGATTATAACTGTATTATTTACACTTGTGAAAAATACATGTCTGCTGCTGGCAATGAAAGCATTAAGCTTGAATGTAAAGTGCATGAAGAGCCAATGTATAACGGCTGGGTCCTGAGAAAGTATTTTTCTCTTTGGCATCCTAAAGAAGAAGTTAGAGGCTATGCAGCTTCTGATTTTAAACGTTTGCTAACTGCTGCTGGTATGCAATCTGCACCAGATAATGCTACAGACCTGGTAGGTAAAACTCTAATCGTAACTGTTTCAGAGAAAGATAATAGTGATAATCCTAACGAAGATTATCGTGAAACATCTAACGAAATAGTGGCTTTTAGAACTCCTAAAGATGACGGCTTTACTCCTTCTACTGAAGCAAGTATACCGCCAAGCATGGGAACTAAACCTTCGCTATAAGATAATAGGCTCGCTAGGGGTCTTCAAGGTAAGTGTATACTCCGTAAATACATTGATAATCCTAACCTAGCATTTACTTATGAAACCACAATCAGCAAAACAAAAAGGCCGCAAACTACAGCAATGGGTTAGAGACAAACTCATAGAGCTTCTGGACATACATCCAGAGAATGTAAGATCAACTTCAATGGGAGCTGGTGGCGAGGATGTGATTATGAGTAAAGAGGCAAGAGATGCCTTTCCGTATTCTATAGAATGTAAATGCCAGGAAGCTTTAAATATATGGAAAGCCTACGATCAGGCCTCAGCTAACTGCGGAGAACACCAACCATTAGTTATTATAAAAAGGAATAGATCTAAAACTTTAGCTGTTGTAGAAGCTGAATACTTTATTAATCTGCATAAAGACTAAACTCTTTCCCATTCATCATTAGGCATTGATTTGTCTTGTTCTTCTACTTCAATTAACATATTAAGATACCATTGAGCTTTCTTAAGTCCAATTAATTTATCTTTCTTTTCATAGCGCCAGATGTATTTGAGGATATTACCTTTACAATAACCAGCAAAAGCTTCAGGTGTCATACTGGCTTCTATTGCACTAATACACTCTATAGCGCCATCTTTATAATGATTTGGGTTTACTGGATCGTTCATCTTCTTCTCCTGTATAGTTTGTTTCCCTTTCTTTGAAGGGACCATTCTATTAATCTATCTAATAACTTTGTTAAATATTTCAGCATTACTCTTCCAGGTCTAAGGTAACAATACTGCCTGAGTTATAAATACTTGTTATACCATCATCTAAATACTTATTATAAGCATCTAAAAAGGCTTGCATCTTTTCCCAAGCTATATCCATTTGTGCATCTGTAATAACAAATATCTTACTGGCATAAGGTGGGAACTTCTCTTGCGCAACAAAGGCAAACTCTTTAACGTCATACCCAGCTTTCTGCATACCTCTACGATACCAAGCTGCTTGCATGTCATAACCCCAATGCTTTACTGAAGCAGCAAACTCTGTAGGATCACATGACTTGGTAGTCTTGTAGTCAACGACATAGATTGATCCAGGCTCAGCAGGTTCTTTAAAGGGTGGGCAAATTAAGTCAGGTCTGCATTTACAAAGCACTTTGTCTTCATACCAAAAGAAACTGGCCTCTGGCAACTTGCCGTCTGCTTGTAGATACATGTTAGCCTCATCAATGATATTGGCTTTCATGCCTTTAATATGAGTATCTTCTGCATCTTTAATGACACAAGCATAGCGAGACATTATGTCAGCTTTATTTTCTTTATAGACTTTGGTGTATGGCGATCCCATTAATACAGCCACCTCATTCATATATACATCTTCGCCTTCTACTAACATATAGTGAGCAGCCGTACCAAAGTTCATAGCATCTGTGGTCTTTTGTTCCTGGGTTACAGCATGGAGCTGTGAATGACCAAACTTACGTAAGGTGCTACTGCTTATACCAACTTCTGAATGATATATTTCATTGGGTATATCTGCATATACAAGAGCATCTCCTCTTGTTTCTGATTTGTATTCTTCTAGTTCTGGTATATTCATAGTTGTTCCTGTTTAATATATTCTTCTGTTTTTTTAATTTCGTTATATAGGTCATCTACATAAGGTTTTATA